TCCAATTGCATTGAAAATTGTGTCTGTGTTAATTGACCAATTGTGTTTATTGCATTTGAAAAAGTTTGAAGATAAGTTTGAATATTACCTAACGCAGTTTGGAATGAATCATCAGCTGGTTTTACATTAGTTGCGGTATTGATTGCGGTTTGTAATTCTAATGCACGATTTTTTAATTTCTCAAGTTCAACAGGGTCAATAACACCAGCAACATAATCATTGATTTGTTTTTTAACTCTATTCAATTCACCTTGGATTGCTGCCAAATCTTCTTGAGGATTTATTCCTTCAATAAATGTTCCACCAAATTCTGTTGTTAATCTTCCTTCTAATAGTTCGTTTCTTGTATTGAGAGCATTTAAATCCTGATTATATTTTTCATATATACGGATTTTATCATCAACCAATTTTTTCTCGGTTTGTAAATCACGGAGTTTTCTTTGGTTGTCAAGATTTGTAATTTCTTTATCTAATCTTTCCTTATCACCTTTATAGGTTTCTTGGAGTTTTATTAAATCAGTAAAATATTGTTTGTCGTTTTGTAAAACTTCTTCATTGGATTTCTTTTCCGCTTGAGTTATTTCATTTGTTAATTTTAAACGCTCAATATTAATTTTTCGTAATAACTCTAATCTTTTTTCATAATCTCTAATCTCTACTCTAGCTGTTGCTTCAACACTAATTCTTTCTTTTTCGGTTAATTCTCTATTTTCACCTTTTAAGATTTTTAATGTTTCTTCAGCTTGAATTTTGGTTTTAATTTTATCTAATTCATTTCTTTTAAACTCATTGAATTCTGCATTGAATAATTTTATTTGGTTATCAAGATTTTCTTCCCCAAATTTTTCAGATATTTCTTGGATTGATTTTAGACCTTCAATTAGTGATTGTAATCTTAAATCATTTAATTCTTGCTGGTTCTTTTTTTCTAATACTAAATCAATTCTACCTAATTGTTTTAATAAACTTATTTGTTGGTCAGATGTTAATTTGGTATTCTTTTCAATAATAACTTGAATAGATTCATAAAAGTTTTCATAATCCTTTTTTCGTTTTTCTTGAGATTTTTTAAGATTTTCTTCATCTATTAAATAACTACCTATAACAATTTCATTAAGTTCTTTTTCTAAACTTTCAATGGCTGGTAGATATTGTTTTTCGTAAAAATCCTTAATTAATTCTTCTTTCTTTTTAAAATAAGTGTCATCAACCAACTGTAAATTCTCACGATTTTTTCTCGCTTCTTTTAATTCTTTATCATAATTTTGTTTTAAGTTTTCTAAAGCTTTTTCCAATTCGTTATTAATTAATTCAATCCGTCTTCTTGTATTGGCCAACTCTGGGTCTACTTTTGGTGTTGTTGTTGATGGTGGTGTAATTGTTGAACCCGTAACAAATGATGGTAAATTTATTAATCGTTGTAAATCACCTTCTAATAATTTTATTTGATTTTGAAAATTTGTAACGTTCTGTTCTCTTTGTTGTGATAAATTTCTAAATAAAGTTGTTGCACTCTGATACCATTTGACTGTTTTTTGAACTTCAGCGTCAATATTTCTATTTTGTTCGGTAACTACTTTATTTCTGAGTTCAGCAATTTGTTTTAATCTTTGTTCAATTTGTTCTTGTAAAATTAAAGCTTGGACTCTTTGTGTTAATAGTGTGTTACCTTTTTCAGTTAATCGATTTTGAGTATCAAATTGTTTATTTAATTCAGGAAATAACTTTACTAATCTTTCTTTTATAAGTCTTCTTTGTTCCTCAGTTGAATTGGTATCATTTAAAATTTTTTGATATTCAATAAGATTTGAAATGTCTTGTGTAATAAAATCAGTTAAATCTTGTATCTTAGTTGAACTTTCTTCCGCAGAATCTGAAAACGCTATAAATGCTGCTGTTAATGCCCCAACTACCGCAAGTACAGCGGTAAATGGGTTGGCCAACATTGTTGCGTATAATGCTCTCAAATTGGCGGTGAGTCCTCTTGTTGCAATTGATTGTGCGGTAGTTGCTAGAGTTGCTAATTTTGTTGATGCAACTTGAATTAATGTTCTTGCACCTACTAAAGTTTCAGCTGCTGCTCTGGCACCTAATGCTACGGTTAATAAATTTTGAGCGGTGGTCGCAGCTTGTTGTATCCCTTCAGTTTCTTTACCAAATAATTCTGCAGCAGCAGTAGCAGCAGCAAAACCAGCAGTAACACCTCCTGTGAATTTCCCTAAAGCTTCAACTCCTTTATCGAGAGTTATTCCTTCTATACTTTTATTAAAGTCTTGTAATTCAGCTGATGCGGCACTTACCTCTCTTGTTAATCTTTCAAATTCATCAGTACCTTTTGTAAGACCTTCTAATCTTTCTTGTAAATTTTGAATTTCACTTTTAAGGTCTTTGACTGATGCAACTGTTTTGGTTACACCATCAACTTTAATTTGAAACCCAATTGTTCTAGTTGCCATATTAGATAAATATTATTTTTTATAACCATTTTATGGAATAGTACATGGACTTGGTAAAACTTCTTCAATCGTTCCACCATAATCTGCAACTACACATAATGGTGTTGTTGATACTCTTCTTAAGAATGTTCCAAATGGTAACACATTGAAGTTCGTATCATATACAATGGTTCCTGTAAAATTAAATGTTCCAAACCAACGTAATTGGACATATGATGCCGTACTATCACATACCTCATCATAATTAACACTCACATAGAAATAATCTTCAGAGTATCCTGTTAATTGTGGTGCAAGTGCGTTTGGTTCTAAAGTGTATACTGGTGCTGGTAAATCTGCTGATGTTTGTTGATAATATTCAACAATATCTCTAACCAAAATAACATCAGTTAATTTCTCAACAGTTAAATCTGCATCGGTTATCTTTTCAATTCGATAACTAGCATTCTTTATATATATTTTATCGGTTAATCTAATATCAGCAATTTCTTGTGGTGTCAACCATATTTTTGCTTGAACTTTTCTAAATTCTTTGGAATATATTCCATTAATTAAATCCGACCAAAACAAATTAAATAAGGTATTTTGTGTGGCGAAAATTGATAATGTTGTGTTTCTTGAAAAGAAATCAAAATCAGTATTAAATGATAAATCTGAAATAGAATTTGGGTCGAGAACATCTAAATTACTTAAATGTGAAATACATGGGTATGTTGTCCATGATTGTGCAACAAAACTGTCATCAAAAATATAATATGGTTGAACAAATGACTTGGTATCACCACTATACGCGTAACGATTCCCAACCCAAAAGAATATATGTGGATTAGCATTGTATTGTTCATAAGTTCCTGTATCTGAATTAAATCTACTTGTATTTGGAATAAGAAAGTTTGGTGCGCCAGGTAAGACATCAGTTGGTAATGGTGAAAACATCAATTCATATCTTTGTTCATCCGTTAAAATATTGGATGATGACACAAATCGTTTTCTACCAAATACATAAGTGTTTTGGTCTTCAAACATTTTGTTTAAATACTCATCTTCACCACTTAGATATGACCATTCTTGAATTTTGGCTAGTTCAAAATTATTCGGAGAAATTTTATAACTTGAATTTAAATCAAGTTTTTTGTTCCAATCTTTTTTAATTCTATTTGTTTCATCAAAATACCAGTTATATGGAACCATTCTAATTGTCTTTGATTGTTCATCTGTAACAATTACCAAATTAAACATTGTTACCAATGATTTGATGAAATCAACACAACTTGTATTAATGATACCTTGATTTATGTTTATATTTGTTGCTGGGTCAACTCCCGGTGAATTATACAACTCAAACATTGGTGCTTGTTTTATTATTCCACCAAAATTATATGGATATAATACGACGTTTGCTTGAGGTCCATTACCAGCATTAATGACTAAAAATAGTTTTATAAATTCACCCGCATTTAAATTAACATTGAAGAATAAATTCTGTGGAACAAAATCAGTGGGAATACCATTCACAAACAATGAATTTGAAGAATAGACAATTGTTCCATTCACCAATCCTGCTGTTGATGATGATTTTCTTGCAATGATTTGGAAATAAGCAATTCGATTTGGGAAATTAAATGATGCCGCAAAATTGAACATCAAATTAAAATAATATTGTCCCGTTCTTGGTGCTCTAAAATAATTGTTAACTGGTGGTGTTGGTGAAGATGAATAAAGAATATAGTTATTTAAATTATCATAACCATCTGTTCCATAAGAATTAAATTGAATTTCTTGTTGTCTTGATGTGGTAAATGGTGGAGCAAAAACATTTGAGTTATGAAAAAATGTTTGTTCACTTGGTGAATATATTCTAAAAATATTTTGATTTGTATTACCTGATTGATTTAATTCCTCTGAATTAAATCCATTAGAAAATAAATCCATATATATGGATTTAAAATAATCGGTATCAAAAAATTCTGAATTAATTGTATATGTTGTATTTTGGGCAATTCTATCAATAACAGTTTTAATTTGAATTGCTGGTTTGAAATAATCTGTTGGAATTGCATAGATTGAATTTGTTATCGTTTTACCTGTTGATTCATAAGTAAATTCCCATTGTGGAATTGTTGTACCTGTACCACCAGGATTATCGTATCTCAATCCATAGTTAACCATTGGGTAAATTATCTTACCACCAAATAAACCACTTACACCGTCTCCATTTGCTTCCCAACTTGTTGTTACATTTTTATAAGTTCTCTCATGTATTAAATCACTAAAATCCAATTCTTGTAATTGGTAATCTTTGATTTGACTAAAAAAATCTGTTAAATCAGATACAACAAAAACTTCATATTCGTAAGTATTATTATTAATTGTTACCGAATTAAGTCTTAGATATCCCGTGAATAAAACTGTTGTTTTGCTTGTGATTACACAAGGTATTTTTTGTAAGGCATCAAAATCCGTGGATATTAACGAATAAAAATTCTTGAAGAATTTGTTATTGGTATTTGTGCCAGGTATTGTAAATGTTTTGGAGAAACTCGATTTTCTTGCATCAACTTGAAGAACATCGGTCTCTTGGATGGTTACAGAAATAGGAATCTCATCGAACAGGTCGAGACTGTCCCATCGGTTTTCTGCTATTTGAACAAGTAATTGTGTCTCCATCAATTATAAATAATGGAAAATTAATTATATTTTTATAATGGTGAATCTAATGGATATCTAATTATTACAATACCTGAACCACCAGCACCACCATTAGTAGTGAAATATCCACCACCACCGCCACCACCGCCGCCACCACCAGTATTAGCTACACCAGCTCCAGCGTCTGCAGTTGCATTTTTAGCACCTTGTCCACCACCACCTAAACCACCAGGTGCATTATATGTTGCATCATGACTTCCACCTCCACCACCGCCACCATAATAAGTTGAGGTTCCATTAATATTAATTTGAATTCCATCACCCCCGGCACCACCTTGTGCTGCTACAGTAGATGTAAAACCTGATGCTCCCGCTCCGCCGCCACCAGCACCGGCACTGTTTCCACCGCCACCTTGACCATTTCCACCATCATTGCCTTGTCCAGTAGTACCTGTTCCACCTAAACCAATTGGTGAGTCAGAACCTCCACCTCCACCACCAGAACCACCTGGATTACCGTCTTCTATACCATCACGATTTCCACCTCCACCACCACCTATTGCTGTTAAACCAAATACTGATGAATCATCACCATCATTACCTCTAGTATTAACAGAATTAAGACCTGCACCTCCATTACCAACAATAACAGTATAACCGGTAGTTGTAACTGTTAATCCACTAATATCATTTATATTAGTTAATACACCACCACCTCCACCACCACCAGCAGTACCACCACCTCCACTACCACCACCGGCAACAATTAAATATTGTACTTGACCTTGAGTTCCTATATTAGTTACATCAAATGTAGATGTGCCACCTGTAAAAGTATGTACTTTCCAATCTTCACCACTAATTTGGATTATTGTTTCAGTACCACCTGTTGCGGTTATTGCTTGGAATGGAGTAGGTGTTGCAGATGGAGTTGGTGTTGGGGTTGGAGTTAATGTTTGTGATGGAGTTGGTGTAATACTTGGAGTTACCGATTCACTAGGAGTAATACTTGGTGTTATAGATTGTGTTGGAGTAATACTTGGTGTTATAGATTGTGTTGGTGTTACTGATGGTGGTACAGGACTTGGACTTGGAGATGGAACCGGTCCTGTCTCTTTCTCAACATTCATTATTATTTGACCATCAAATCTGGCACCATAAACATTACCTTGCCACTTCTTTTCACCAAGTGGTTTTAAGAGTTCCTCAATGGGATATTTTATCTTTCTTTTCATCTGTTATTACCTACTAATGCTATGTTATTCGCATAAACATAAGTTATCTCCAAATTATAAATAGGTTGGAAATTTTCTATTTTTCTTACGTACTCTGCGTTAGTTATATTTACTGGTCTTAATTGATTATCATCATTGATAATATACACTTCTGAACTTGTCATCAACTCTTCTAACCACTGAAATTCTTCCAATGATATGAATCCTGTATTTACGATATGAGTTTCGATAATTGAAACATCCGCATCAGTAAGACCTCTATCGTATCTTTGTTTATTTAAATTGGCCAATTTATCTGTCCAAGAAACTGACCATGTTTTATAACTTTGTCGTGATATTCCCAATCCTTCTTCAATACTTCCTTTGAACCACATATAATCATATAATCCAAATCTATTTTTGAACATGAATTGTTTTTGGTTATAACCACGCGTGCAATCAGGTTCAATCTCAAATGTAAATAATTCTGAGACTGCGGTATATGTTTGACAATTACCACTTATATAACTGGTTGGGACTGGATTTACTGGAACACTCATATATTAATTTTTAACCCGGAGGTGGACAAGCACCAAGTAATGTTATTGTTATGTTTTTACCCGGTGGAATTGATTCAGGTAAACTACATGAACAGAATGTTGATGTATTACCTGCACTAATAACTACTGAAGTTGATTGACCTGTTGTACAACTTGTATATCCGACCGTTGTTGAAGTTGCTTCGTTATTTTGTACGGAATATTCACTACAAGCACAAGATGTGGATGATGGAGTCGGTGTTGGTGTTGGTGTTAAAGTTCTCGTTGGAGTTGGTGTTGGTGTTAAAGTTCTCGTTGGAGTTGGAGTTGGTGTTTGAGTTCTCGTTACAGTTGGTGTTGCACTTGTTGATGGAGTTGGACATGGACAAGAATTACATACATAAATTATCTCAATAAATCCATCTGCAGTGGTTGGGAATGTACAACTACAAACTTGAATAGACGTATTCTTACTTATACTTTTTTTAGTTAATACTTTTGTTGTACAATCAAAATATTCATATGAACCAACATCAAATAAACTACCATTTGTAATCTGATATGTTTCACAAGTACATGGAGTTGTAGATGGTGTTAAAGTTGGGGTTAAACTTGGGGTAACTGATGGTGTTCTTGTTAAACTTGGAGTTACAGACGGTGTTAAAGTTTGACTTGGCGTTGGTGTCAGAGATAAATTAATACTTGCAGATGGTGTGGGTGTTGGACTTGTTGATGACGTTAATGATGGGGTAAGTGATGGTGTTGGTGTTTGACTTCTCGTTACACTTGGCGTTGGTGTTAATGATGGCGTTGCACTTGGAGTTGGTGTTACCAATACACATCCACCATTATCAGTCACATCAATAATTGCTGGATATAAAATAGAATCGATACATGCACAAATTGTCTGACTTTGTAATGCTCGAATTGAACCTGTGATTCTTGTCTTTATTGTACAATCAATATAAGAATATACTTGTTCATTTATCGCATCATTATTTGTCAATGTATATTCATTACAAACGCAATCAGGAGTTTTGTATGGGAATGGAGTTTCTGTTTGTGTTGGTGAAACATCTTCAACCGAACCTTGATATCCACCAAATAATTGTACCGTATATCTTTTCGTATTTGCTGGCATAATACTAGCCAAATTCTTTGGACCAGCACCAACATATAATACATTATAATCTGTTACAAATTTGGTAAATACAAATCCAAGATAATTCGCATTACAATCATTTCTTGGTCCACCACCATTTTGTAATATGTTATCATATGTTACAGTTGATAATAAATTATTATTGACATCATAAAATTTATATTCAACATAATAAGGTTCTGACACTCTTACATTACTAATCCACCAGTTTGTAAATCCTAATGTAAACCAATCTCTTTCACGTATATATGTGGTTCTTGGTGCATTGGTCATGAATCTACCTAAGTCAGGTAAACCATCCATAACAATAGTTTGATAATCAAAATTTTCTAAATCAGAATCTTGGTTTGAACCCATCGTTCCGTTGTAGACCTTATATGTACCATTTTGTTGTGCGGGATTACCAATATTATCACCAATACCAGTAAATCCTGTTACAGTTCCAAATTGAGTTGATGAATATTCTTCACCACATCGAACCACATAATATTTTACAAATGTATTACCTGTTCCCGTTTCAATATTTGGATTGGAAAATGGAAATGTTTCATGAACATAAATTGATGTTCCTGACCAACTACTGACTGGTTGGTTATTTAAATAATTCTTTAATATTTCTGATACATCAATTGTCCCTAAACCATACGGATTTGGTGTCGTTTTTCCTGCATAAATTTGAACACCATTAACTGAAACGGTAAATGTATATCTATAATCAAATTTATTTGTTGTATCACCACTAACGATGAAATACAATCCATCACTTAAAACGGGACTAAATGGTTCAGGACTGCGTACAATTGATATCGCCATATATTGTAAATATAAATATTTTAATTAAAATCCAAATTCTCCTTTATATAATTCTCAAAATATATCTTTGCTGCTTCACCAATCTTTTCTTCAATTTCACCAATTGTTGTATTGATTGCGTTCTCCAAAAATTTAATTCCGAATATACCATATTTTCCAATTGAACGTCTGATTAAATAAACCAACGATTTTCTTGGAATAAATCGACCTTTCTCATCTCTTGCTGGTTTAACTCTTCTTGCGGTCCATCTATCTATCGGGCCTAATGGTGGATAACGACCAGGTCTTCTTCCATTTTCAACATATTCCCAATAATCTGCATTACCAAAATCAACAACCAATTTTGGAAGACCATCATCAAAATCAGATACCCATTCAACATTAACTGAATTGTATAAATTACCACTTGCAATTTTATTTGCAATGGGAGTTGGATATCGACCACTTACAGGTTTTGCTTGACCCGAATAAGTTCGTGATGGATAATTCTTTTTTAAATTGGACTGAATATTTGTTTTTAACAAATCAGCAATTTGATTTAATATCTGTTCTTCCATATTAAATTATTCATTGGGTAATTCAAGGAGTATACTTAGTGTTGGTGTTGGAGTTAAAGTTGGGGTAATACTTGGTGTTGGTGTTGGTGTTGGTGATACATATTGGTCACACGCATTAATATCTTCCCAATATATTATATTAATATCCAATGCAACACCACCAATATGGTCATTGAATCTTTCAACAAATGTGTTTGATATAACAGGAACAACAACATCAAAATAATCATAAAAATATCCACCACTATTTGATATCTGTGATAAGAAATCTCTTGCTGCAAGACTCATATCTGAAACCACATCCGTTTGATTGGATAAATCAGTATTAACAATATCACCAAAGATTATTGATAAATTTACCTGTGTAGTATTTTCATCGTATGTAAATTGCAATGGTGTTACAAACATTAAAGGATATAATGTATTTTCATTTTTATCCCCATAATAAACAATATCTCCATGACCAAAACTATTCATTTTGATTGGAAGATTATTCTTAATTAACTCAATTAATTTGTAATATGTTAAATAATGTTGCATTTTATATTATAATATTTGTATTACATCATGAAACTCTATGAAGTATAAATTTCCTGGTATAAAAGTATGACTAACACTTAAATTATCTGTACGAGGACTAGTAAAAATAGGGTCAGGTCCAAAATTTGAAGTAGATGTTGCAACTAAATTAGTAGTTGTCGTTTCAAAAACATTTATGGTTGAAGAAACTAATTGATAGTTACCTGTACCTAAACTACCACGTTGTATATCTCTTGTAAAAGACGCTTGTGAAAAAATACAAGTATTTGGTATTGTAAGAATTGAATTGTTATAATTACCTGTTATAGCTCCTGTACTTGTACCGATTGTTGGAGTTAAAAAACATCCACTAATCCAAGCAACATTAAATGCTTGCATAGCAGAAACAGTTAAAGTTCTACTACCACTACCACTTGATACTGTTCTTCTATATCTTGCTCTAACTTCTATCGTTGTAGGTGTTGTGGATGGAGTTGGTGTCGGAGTAATAGATGTGGTCGGTGTTATAGAAGGAGTTGCGGTAATAGAAGGAGTAACTGATGGGGTTGGTGTTGTTGATGGAGTTACACTTGGTGTTATCGATGGGGTTACACTTGGAGTTGGTGAAGGTGAAACAGGTTCATATTGGTCACACGCATTCATGTCTTCAAATATGGTAACAGGAATGGTTAATTCAACACCCGCCAAATGGTCATTAAATCGTTCCAGAAACGTCGTTGATGTGTTTGGTAGGTCTGTATCAAAATAATCATAAAATACACCCAGCTTAATCTGTGATAGAAAATCCCTACATGCAAGATTCATATCACTTATGACATTAACCTCATTACTCATGTCAGTGTTTACAATATCGCAAAATAAAATGTTTAGTGTAAACTGAGTTGTATTTTCATTATATGTTATTTGATTTGGAACAACATGCATCAAAGGATAAAGTGTTGGATTATTTTCTTTTCCAAGATAACTTAAATCACCAGTATTAAAACTTTTAATTTTAATTGGAAGATTTTGTGATATTAACTCAATTAATTTTTTATAAGTTAAATAATGTTCCATTCTTTAATAAATACTTTTGTTTTAAAGATGATTCCAAGTTTTGTTATTAATTATGTGTTGAATTGTCATTTGGTGAACATTATATTCTTTAGCAAGTTTTCTTGTTGAATATTTTATTGGAATATATTTTTTTCTTATTTCAATGACTTGTTTTTCGGTAAGTTTAGAACTATTATGTTTTTCACCTTTTAAACAATTTCCATTTTTAATTTTATCATTAACGTTATCTTGGTCTGTACCCCATGCAAGATTTTCAATTTTGTTATTTAATTTATTATCATCTAAGTGTCGTATTAAAGGATAGTTTTCAGGATTTGAAATAAATATTTTAGCAACAATTTGATGAATCCTAATTAATTTCCTTTGACCATTTAAACATAAAACAACATACAAATAACCTCTATTATTTAATATTGGTTTTAATTTTTTCCATTTATTAAATTTATTGCTCCATATATTTTGTTCATTATCGATGTAATAATCGGGGAAATCTTGAATTTGAGTCATATTGTTTTTTTACAAATATACTAAAAATTCTTTATGTTATTTTTAGACTGCATTTTTTTCATTTCATTCTTCATTTCAATCGCTTCATCCTTTTTATAAGATAAAAAATTCAAACATAGAATTACATTCATATTATTGATTTGTTCCATTTTTGTTATGTCATCATTACAGAGAATCATCAAGCATTTCCAATAAAACCTCCCAATTTGGTTTTTATCTTTTGGAACATCGTCTTGAACTTGTTTTTTATCCTCGTCTTGACCATCTGTATCTGGTTCTTCTGCCTCAAAGAATCCTTTAAAATCACGGTAAATGTTGTTACGCAATGCAAAAAAAAGTTGAAACACTTAAATAAAACTCTAATGGTAAATCCAAGAATTCTTCTGCTCGTTGTTCTACTTCATTTGAATTATAGTTTTCAATTTGATATTTGTTATTTTTTAATTTCTTAACAACGGGTCGATATAATATGGCCATAATTTTATGAATGTTATCCAATACATTTTCACCATTTGAATATACCTCAAGGTCAACCCATTCTTGCATCGTTAATTTATAAAAGTCTTGGACCAATCCATATTCTTTATCATTGTGTTTAAATTGAAAAACTATTTTAGTTGGTTTTTCAACATGTAACATTGGTACAAGTTTTTTCTCAAGAAAATTAAAATTATCGGGGTCCAATTCTTTTAATTCATTTTCAGGAATACCAGTTAAAACAGAAATAATTTGGAATGTATTTGGATTACCAATCTTTGTTAAAATTTGGTAATGTCTAATTGTTAATGTTTGAGGTAATTCTATTTTTTGGTCGTTATTGTATATTATCATATAATTAATAGTTTTGATTTATTATCTAAAAATTGAACCACCACATATTTTGTTGCATCAATTAGGTGGTCTTTGCCTGTTGTTGTATTTGTTATGTTACCAATACGGTCCTTCTTAAATTTATAGTTTGAAAATTCATTTATCAAATCAATTGAATCTTCATATATATAAATTGAAAATTGTTTTAATTTTTGGATTGCATATAAGATACTGGTCTTGCTAACCGGTCTAACATTTAATCCATGTTTTTTTAATTCACTGATTGATTTTGGTTCTGCGGAATCACAAACAATGTTTGCGTTCCTATCAATACCAATCTCTTTGTTTTTGTATGCAAGGTCTTCGTTTGTTAATCCCAAATCATATATAATTTGTTTTATATATATATTTTTTCCATCCACATTTACTTCGACCATTGCACATTCATCATTACTAAATCCAAAGTCAATTCCATAATATTTCGATTTAATTGTTGGAGGTAATTCGGAATATGTTTTTGGTTGGGTGAATATCTTTTCTTTTGGTTCAACAATTAAACCAAGATTATATATTTGATATAAGTCCTCATCAACATTTTTTAAATCTCGGATTGCTTGAATTGTCGCATCATCCAAAAATGGATTTTGATTAAATGTTGAATGTATCATTATTCCATTCTCTTTTCCTTCATAATCCAAACCCCACCAATCCATTGGAATTTCGGGGTTATAACAACAGATAATATATTTGGATGTTCTTATATCGAGTTGGACAAATTCGTTTTTATTGCACGTGTTTATTTCATCGATAAGAACAATGTCAGATTTTAGTCCACGTAGTTTACCAGTGGAATCATCGAGACCAATAAATCTTACAATTGAACCATTATCAAATTTATATATAAGTTCTGACTTATTAAAATTTTCATCTTTGAATATATCTAATGATTCCAAGATTGATTTGAAATCTTGAATGATTGTTGCTTTAAGACTGACTTGGGTTGCTCTGGCAATGGTTAATGTTATTTTATTTAATAAACATTCAACCACCACATTTTGTGTTGCAGCATAAGTTTTACCACTACGAGTTGAACCACGCAAAAAGATATATCTTTTGTTATCAGTCTTTGCGTTTTCTATTTTTTCATATAGTTCACTTACCTGAAGCTTCACTCTTTTTTTCTTTTAAAAGAATAGCTATCGCTCCATCAACCGTTGTTTCATTTTTTAATGCAATATACCGTATTTGGGTATGTACTTCGGGACTTACCCATAATGCACGATAGTTGTAATTGTATTCTTTACCGTCTCGTTTTTTGAACTTCATAATATCTCTTTTGGTTTGATTAATTCTATTTGTAATTTATTTTCTTGAATTTTTTCACCCTGACTGGTAACATCTACTTGTTGTTTATCGGACCAATTTTTTCCGAACTTATTCCTCATGATGAGTGACCATAATCTTGCATTATAGTTTCTCCCACCATTTTCCATCATGTGATTGTGTGCATTATTATACCACCATTGTTCACAAAGTTTTTCGTATGTACTAACGATATCAGAATATTCAGGATTTCTGGCAAGTAAATCCCCGTGACATTCCCAACTAATGTCTAACTTAATTAAAAAATCGGTCACATGTCTTCCTTCTTTACCTGACTGCAGTATTATATCTTTCCAATTTTCGGGAAATCTTGTTTCGGCTCTCGGTTTTCCAACCGGTCTTTTTTCTTTTTTCATATTTTTATATATGTTTCCATTTTTTATAGTTGAGGATTCTAGACACTTGACTAACACTTAGTAGAAATATATCAGCCAAATCTTTTTGTTTGAAAAAACCAGTTTTATATAACGCTCTTAAATTCTGAACTTCAAACTCGGTTAATTTACTCATCCCATTTTTTTCGCCCTTTAAAGGGTCTTTTAAATTATTATCAAATGCATGTTTCATGTTTTGTGATGAAGTTACCCATTCCAAATTTTCAATGTTATTATCCGTTTTAATGCCATTGATATGATTACATTGAAGAGTTTTATCATCGGTGGGTTTGAACGTTTCTAGTATCATCCTGTGTACTTTTTTTGTTATTTTTTTACCATCGATACTAATTGATGTACAAACATATCCTTTGTTGTTTATTGTTGTTGCCATTTTTTTTAGTTCACCCGATTTATTCGAATAAACATTACCTTCTTCCGTTACATAATAATTTGTTTTTTCATACTGTTTTAAATTGGTCATATTGTTTTAAAGTGTTAATTTTCTCAAAACTTCCAACGCATTTTCATAAGTTGTTTCTTTTGAGTTTGGGTATACTCTATGGTAATAATCAAATATTCTATTTCTATCGTAATGTGGTAATTCATCCAAAAGATAATCTCTTATTTCTTTTTTCAGATATTCGTCTTTTTCGTTGTTTAACACATATTTTTTGCAATTACATCCCATATATTATATCCTTTTTATAGACTAAATCTATATTATAAATATATAAATAATTAGCAAAAGTCTAAACCTAATCTAATTTTTTATATATCCATTTTTCCATGAATTGTATATGGACACTTTTTTCACCATCAGTATCGTAACCCATCATTCTTAAAAATAATTGGGTATTTTCAAAATCTTCATCTGTTAATTTTGAATAATGTAGATGTTTGTTTTCCTCCGCCGCTAAACGTTCTTCTTTGGTTAATCTATTGTTTTTGAGATAATGTGAACGATATACTTCATTTTTACCATACACCCCATTTTTTTT